CGATTCTCCTTCGGCGACAACCCCTCCAGAATCGCAATCCGCGCATGCACGGTAAAACTGGTACACCCGGCATCCCGCACCGTACCGACGAAATCACACAACTCGGCGTAACTGTCCCGCCCATTGATCCCGATCCGATGCTTCACCGTCACCGGAATCGACACCGCATCACGCATCGCCTTCACACAATCCGCCACCAACTGCGGATGCCCCATCAGGCAGGCGCCGATCATGTTGTTTTGCACACGATCGCTTGGGCAGCCGACGTTGAGGTTCACCTCGTCGTAGCCGTGCTCCTGGGCCATGCGCGCGCACGCGGCCAGATCGAGCGGCACACTGCCGCCCAACTGCAGCGCCAGCGGATGCTCGGCTTCGTTGTGGCGGAGGAAACGTTCGTGATCGCCATTGAGCAGCGCGCCAGTGGTGACCATTTCGGTGTAGAGCAGGGCGTTCTTCGACAGGAGGCGTAGGAAGAAACGGCAGTGGCGGTCGGTCCAGTCCATCATGGGCGCAACGGAGAACCGCCGAGACAGCGCAGGGCTTGAGTTTACTGGGCTGGAGTGGGTATTTGGTACCATTTGGCTCAACGTATTTATAGCGTGTTTTTAGGCGTTTTCAGACGTTTTTCCGATGTCGCTGGTACAATGTACCAATCACTTTCGGAATTGTACCAGTCGACTATGGCAACGATCAGAGCACGAAAACGCACCGATGGCTCAGTCAGTTACACGGCACAGATACGCCTGTTTCGCGATGGAGCGCAAGTCTACCAAGAGAGCCAGACCTTCGCCCGGAAACAGGCGGCACAAGCGTGGGTGCGGCGACGTGAGGCAGAGCTAGATCAGCCTGGTGCGATTGAGCGGGCGAACCGCAAGGGCGTCACCGTACAGGACATGATCAAGCAGTATCTGGATGAAATGGAGAAAGTCCGGCCGTTAGGTAAAACCAAGGAAGCCACTCTAAATGCTATCGCGGCGACGGAGTTTGGCCAGACCGTTGATTCGGCTATCAACAGTCAGCGCTTGGTGGATTTTGCACTCTGGCGAATGAGTAAAGAGGGTGGCGGCGTCCAGCCGCAAACGGCTGGTAACGATCTGGCGCACCTTGGGGCTGTCCTTTCGATTGCGCGTCCCGCTTGGGGGTATGAGGTAGACCCTCACGCGATGCCGGACGCTCGGAAGGTGTTAAGGAAGCTCGGCTACAACATGAAGAGCCGGGAGCGCGATCGCCGTCCAGCCAAAGACGAGCTAGATAAACTTTTGGAGCACTTCGTCAGTATGCAGCAGCGTCGACCGAGTTCGATCAACATGCTGAAGGTGATTGGCTTCGCGATTTTTTCCACCCGTCGGCAGGATGAGATATGCCGAATTGTGTGGGACGACGTCGATGAGTCGAATCAGCGGGTGCTGGTGAGAGATATGAAGAACCCGGGGCAGAAAATTGGCAATGATGTTTGGTGCCACCTACCCGACGAAGCCTGGAGAATTCTGCAAAGCATGCCAAAAGAGCGAGAGGAAATTTTTCCGTACAACTCGTCGTCGATCTCTACAGCTTGGGCGAAGGCGTGCAAGTTTCTGATGATTGAAGATCTGCACTTTCACGATCTACGGCACGACGGCGTGAGCCGGTTATTTGAAATGGACTGGGATATCCCGCGAGTGGCTGGTGTTTCTGGTCACAGGGACTGGAACTCATTGCGCAGATATACTCATTTGCGTGGGCGAGGTGATCATTATGCCGAGTGGCCTTGGTTAGAACGGATAATTCAGGCACCCGTGAAGCTGGGCGCCTGGGGTAAGAACTGAGTTAACTGGCTCGACGGTATCCGTTGAGCTGGTTAAATTCCTTTACTGCAGCCTCCCGCTGCGTGTCCAAATAAGCTGCCAAATCGGTTATGTGAACTCCTTTGGCACTTTTTTGGCTAGATTCAAGCCTAGTGATGGGAATTCGAATTTGACCGGCCATTACTTTGCGTTGAAACATGTCGGTAGTCAGGTGTGTGAAATAGTCTTCGCACACTTGATGGAGTGAAATTATTGTTTGCCCATTGTATTGGGCCATAAGCAGAAATAGAGTTTTCATGCAGCCTCACACATTTTTAATGGCGTGACAATTCTGAATGCTGTTGCTGCCACGACTGGAACCTGTCCGTTGCCAATGGCCTTAAGTCGGTCCACCCGATGGGCCACCCCATCAGCCACTCGACCCATTCCGGGTTCAGATGACCACCATCCATTGCCATGACAGCGTGATCCAGGCGATCGTTCGAGCGGTCGGCCCCCGATCGGCGAGTTAGTGCGGCAGGGGAGGATCCCTTTGCCATGCTCGCCACCGGTGTTGGCCATCGTCTGACGTGTGTCTTCTGCGATGAGCCAGATCCGGTCACACTGATGAGGGGCGCCGAGATCAGCCGCTCCGATAACACCCCATCGCGCGTCATACCCCATTTCGGCAAGGTCACCGAGCACCACGGCAAGTCCTCTTCCCACAAGCAATGGTGAGTTCTCCTGGTCGACGTAGCGCGGTCGTACCTCATCGGTAATTCGTGCCATCTGCCGCCACAGTCCTGAGCGAGCGCCTGCGATACCGAGGCCGTTACCTGCGACCGAGATGTCCTGACAAGGAAATCCTCCCGAAACCACGTCAACAAGGCCTCGCCATGGTCGTCCGTCAAAACTGCACACGTCAGACCAAATCGGGAAAGGCGGGAGCAGTCCATCGGTTTGTCGTTGCGCCAGAATCTGTGCGGCGTAGGCATCACGCTCAACGGCGCAGACGGTGCGCCAGCCGAGGAGGTGTCCGCCGAGTATTCCGCCACCAGCGCCTGCGAAAAGAGCCAACTCATTCACGCAGCCTCCACAGTGACTTGCGCGGAGGCGGAGAGCGGTTGTCCGATCTTGTTGTCCTGAACTCTTGGTTGCAGCTGCGCAGCCATCGCAAGCACCTGTTCGCGCAGGGAGCGGGCATCACGCTCAAGCTTCTTGCCGGTACGAAAGGCGCTGAAGGTCTCAGCGGCGATGCGCAGCAGCTCGCCGATATCGATCAGCGTCTGGTGCTCGGTCGGGCCGAAGAGTGGACCTGCTTCAAATCGTTTGCAGGTGTGTGCCAGGCGCGTGTGATCGGCCCGGATGAACTGCAGGGAGGCCTGGAGCTCGCGGATGGTTTTGGCGCTTGCGGCGCGCTGGATGTCTTCACCCTCGCGCAGGCCTGTCTCCAGGCCATCGCTGCGGCCCATGATGTAACCGCCCCAGAGCAGAAGGGTGGCCAGAACTATCAGGGTGACGAGTGCACCGATTTGTATTGGGGTCATCATGTGGTGTGCTCCTGGGCTTGTCGTTGGCTGGTGGTGACAGCCGTCAGTGGTGTGGGGGCAACAGGGCGTTGGCCGTCCTGCTGTCGCTGCATGTCTTCATCCGCTTTGTAGGCGCGGATGTCGATCAGCGAGGCGACGTGGCGGATGTGCGCGTACTTCAGCGCCTTGCGGCTGGTGTCCAGCGTGGTGATGGGAAGCTGGATCCGGCCGCTGTTGATCTCCGTCACGAACGACTGCTCGTTGAGATTGCGAAAGTACTGCTCGCGGACTTTTTCCAGCGGGATCAGGACGTCACCGAAGATTCGATAGAGCAGTTCAACGGTGGCCGATTCGGGCGCCGGATGCAGTCGAAGCGGATTCTGTGCAGCGTTACTCATGGCCTTGTCGAGTCTCCTTGCGTTGTTGTCGTGCCGGGTGGTTCCAGGCGTTCAGGCAGTGGCGTTTAGTCAGCTCGCGCAGATGTTCGGGCACCTCGAGGAGCGCGGCGTTGCGCTCCTCGCGTGTGCGCATGGCAACGATCTGGCGGGCGTACTCCCTAGGCCACGTCACGGCGATCTGCCGGGATGGCAGGAAGATCTATGTCCAACTGCTCGGCCAGCCAACGGACACCGGCCTGCTTCACCCGAGTCGACTGGCTGTACTGCATTCCGTGTTTCTCGTCATACCAGGGACTGTCCTTGACCCGCAGGTACTCTCTGTCGCGCTTCGGGTCCGCCGGCAGGTTTCCCTTGAGCAAACCTTTTTCCCGCATGAGAGCGATCAGTTTGGGGCGAGTGAGGCCGAGTTGTGTGGCTGCTTGGGCGAGGGTGCGTTCCATATCGTCCTCCTCATGCCGCGTGCGCAGCAGGAGTGGCCGCTGCAGCAAGGTGGTTGATGGACTCAATGAGCCTTGCGTAGATCTCGGCATCGGGGTCGTACAGGGTGAAGCAGCGCGTATGCGGACTCTTGTTGCCGATGCTCAAGATGGCGGTGACGCCGCGGCGTGTATGAGTGCGATGCAGCGCCACATGCAGGGGAAGTTCAAAACCCATGTCGAGGCTCAGCACGCCGCCGGTGTGTACCAGTTCGAACACGCGCTGCTTGTCCTGGACGTCAAAACGGCCGTATTGACGATCGGCATGCGGGAGATGCACCAGATCGCTGGAGTTGCTCGCGTCGACCGGACCGTTGGCAATCTCTTCAATAAAGTCAGCCAGTTTGAGGTGCATCTTCTTGTCGTTCTGCAGGGTCAGCGTGTGGCGTTCGCTGACCAGCTCCACGACAAAAGTGCTTTCCACTGCGCCGCGCTCAGCCTTGAGACGGAATGCCAGGCATTCACGCTTTGGTGCTGTGCGCAGGACGTGGTTGAAGGTCTCGGTCAGGTTGACCTGGGCGTTGAGCAACTGCAGGGTGCGGTTGTCGATCTTGTATTTGTTCATGCCGCGTGCCCTCCACCGTTTGGATCGATAGGAGAGGGCCGGTAGGACTTGGCAACAAGCTTGGGTTTGCTGTTATGAATGACGACCAGACAGCCCGTGGCGAGCTGCAGCTGTTCGATCAGTTTGCGATTGCTGACGCATGCCGGATGGACATGCAGGGATGCGGTGGTGCGCATAGGTATTGCCTCGCTCTGTGGTAAAGAGTGAGGAAAATATCACGCATTGTGCTTGTGCTTGTCAACACGAGGTGTGATTAATACGTCGCGGCACTGTATAGAAAGCGGGAGGATTTGAGTATTCCACCTACCAGATGGATTTCTTCCACTTCATTTTCCGCAATGTGGAGGGTCTCGTGATCGGTATTGACGCTATCGAGTCGGAACATTCCATCACGGAGATAGATGAATTCTTTAATCATCGCTTTGCCAGAGGAGGTTCGTACTATGACCTCGTCCCCGCTGTAAAAACGCTTGTTCGGCTCTATAAGAACGAACTCACCGTTTTTGATTCGGGGCATCAAGCTATCGCCAAGAATTCTTAAGCCGTAAGCATCCGGATCATCACTATGTATGTTAAGAAATCCTTCGCCTTGGCCAGGTGGAGGCTCAACTGCTTCGAAGAAACCTTCACTGCTCAGTTGAGCATTTGATAGGACAGGTACCTTGCCATCCTTAGCCCAGCCGACGAGGCTGCTAACCGGCTGGCCTTTATCTCTAGATCTGCCGAATTCCGCAACAAGTCCATCTTCGGATCGAATCCGACCTTGTATTACATCTGGGTACGACTCAATGTCAGATCGATCTTTCCCAGCTACAAGGTCTGGAAAAGATACTCCCAGTGCCGCCGCGATCTTTTGTAGGTCGTGGAGATTCGGCTGTCGAGCACCTTTCTCGTAGTTACCTATTCGAGACTGTGATTCCCATCCGCAGGCGTAAGCAAGAGCCTGTTGGCTCATGCCTTTCGCTTTGCGGTACTGCTTGATACGTGAGCCTAGTGTGTTCATGTGCTTTTTTTACCACGCAATGAAATTATTTATCATCACTTTGCGTGTTGAAATATCTACAATTCGTGATTAAGATGGCCGCAGCCAATTGGAGGACAGCATGAATCTAATCGCCGAGCATCGAGAAAAGTCTGGCATCAAGCAAAAGGAGCTCGTTGTAGCTCTTGGGTGGACCCAGGCACGTATTAGCAACTATGAGGCTGGGCGCCGAATTGCTGGACTGGCGGAGTGCAGAGCCATAGTCAGAGCGCTCAATAAGCTAGGCACGCCATGCAGTCTTGATGATGTGTTTCCTCCGGAAAAGGAAAGCTCCCAAGCTGCATAGAAAAAAGGCGACCCAAGGGTCGCCCAGATTCTCCCGACAGCATCACCACAATGCTATCGGGTCGCGATGTCAGAAGGCGAGCACACCACATGCCGCCGACCTTCATCGCGTTTCCAAGGCTCGGAAGCCTTGGTGTTGCTGCCGTTCTTACCACAGAGCTGGCAGCTGTTGCGCCAGGGGTGAACAACGGATTGTTCGCCCCGGCACGGTGCCGGTGTTGGTCTTACGAACCTAGCCGGCGTTTGGGCCTCTCCAGACCACGCGGCAAATGTATCACCAACTTCTGTCGCGCGGCACTGGCAACTTTTAGGATTAATGCCATGAGCCGAATTGCTCTCAGTTCTCTGGAACGGGCGCAGCGGGAAATCCTGCCGCTCGATTTAGCGCTGTACCACGCCGCTCGCGATTACCCAGGCGGCGCTGCTGCCATCGCTGCCACGACTGGTCGCAACCCGACGACGCTGCAGCACAAACTGTCGCCGACCCACCCGAGCCACTCCATCAACATTCAGGAGTTTGGCGAGATCCTCGAACTGACCAAGGATCGCCGCATTCTCGATGCGGTGCATGCGCTGGTCGGCGACACGATCTGGCAGGAGCTGGCCGACACCTACACCAACGATATGCCCGAGACTCTCACAACGGGTATCGCCGAATACTTCCGTCAGGTCGCCGACTTGGCCGAGACCTGGGCCAAGAGCATTGGCGACGGTGTGGTGACTGATCAGGAACTGGCTGCGATTCGTCTGCAGGTGTTCCGGGGCATTCAAGGGCTGCTGGGGTTGTTCAACCGCGCCACCTACGTCAACCAGACGACGCGAGGTGCTGACCGTGGCTGACATCGCCGATTTCGCCAACGATCTGGTGCAGGAACGCATCGATCAGGCCATGGCTGCGCGCAGCGCTGCCAAAGCCGAAAGTGCCGCTCATTCCTTGCTGTTCTGTGAGGCTTGTGACGATCCGATTCCGGAAGCCCGTCGCCTGGCCTCACCGGGTTGCTCGCAGTGCATCAGCTGCCAATCCCTGTCTGAGCGGGGGATTCAGCATGCTCGATGAGGTATTGGGCCAATTCGCCGATTACGGTCTGGAGCCAGCGCAACCGCTGGTGTTCGGCAAGCTGACCCGCTGCAAGACATCGCAGGACAAGGGCAAGGAAAAGAACGGCTGGTACGTGGTCCACGAGCAGCGCACGGAGAAGGGCGACACCCTGATCTTCGGCGCTTTCGGTGACTGGCGTTCGGGCGAGACGCAAAAGATCAAGGTCAAGGCCGGTCGCATGTCGCCGGAAGAACGCGAAGTGATGCGCGCCCGTCAGGAAGAAGCCAAGCGTCGCGCCGCCGAAATCGCGAATAACGCTGCGCGGCGGGCCGCGAAAAGGGCGCAGGGATTGTTCGAGCGCATGCCGACCACCGGCCGCAGCGACTACCTGGACCGCAAACAGATCGTTGGCATCAAGGTCCGTTACGCGCCGCGCACCGGCGCCGTGCTGGTCCCAATGAAGAACGCCCGTGATCAGATCATGGGCCTGCAGGTGATCTTCCCGAACAAACAGGAAGACACCGGCCGCGACAAATCCTACTGGCCTTACGGCATGGCGAAGGAGGGCACATTCCACCTGCTTGGTCCGCACCCGGTACCGGGCGAACCGGTGCTGGTTTGTGAGGGTTACGCCACCGGCGCCAGCCTGCACATGGCGACCTCGCTCGCTGTGGCCGTAGCCTTCGATGCGGGCAACCTGCTGGCCGTGTGCAAGGTCATGCGCGAGCGCTTCGCCGGTTGCCCGCTGATCATCTGCCGCGATGACGACTGGAAGACCACCAAGCCCAACGGCGATGCGTGGAACCCGGGTGAAGAGAAGGCTAGCAACGCCGCGCTGATCGTCGGTGCCCAGGTCGTTGCGCCGATCTTCTCGATTGAACGTCACGACAAGTGGACCGACTTCAACGATCTGCACGTCGCCGAAGGCCTCGACGCGGTGCGCCGACAAGTCCTCGCTGTGGTGCGCCCACCCGCTGCTGGTGGCTGGAAAGATCAACTGGCCCGCAGTGAAAGCGGCGCCTTGATCGCGCACATGCAGAACGTCGAACTCATTCTGGCTAACGACGAGCGATGGGCCGGGGTGATCAGCTACTGCGCCTTCAGCTCGAAGATCGTCAAGCTGCGTGCGGCGCCGTATGGCGGCGGCACCGGCGAATGGGCCGACATCGATGACGTGCGCGTCATGAAGTGGATCGCGCAGCAGTACAACCTGCGCGTGAAATCCTCGCACGTGATCGAGGCGGTCAGTGTCGTTGCGCATGACCACGCGTTTCATCCGGTGCGCGAGTACCTGAAAAAGCTGGAATGGGATCGTGTGCCGCGTCTGGAGCGTTGGCTGACGGATGTCATGGGGGTGAAGACAACGGACTACACGTCCAAGGTTGGCAAGCGCTGGATGATCTCCGCCGTGGCGCGGGTGATGAAGCCCGGTTGCAAGGCTGACTCGGTGATGATTCTCGAAGGCGTACAAGGCGCCGGTAAGTCGACTGCGATGAGCGTACTCGGCGGTGAGTGGTTCATGGACACGCCGTTTGCCCTCGGTGACAAGGACGGTTTCCAGGCGATCCGCGGTAAGTGGATCGTCGAGCTGGGCGAGCTGGACAGCTTCAACAAGGCCGAGAGCACCAAGGCCAAGCAGTTCTTCTCCGCGTCGACCGACACCTACCGCGAAAGCTATGGCCGCAGAACGTTGGACGTGCCACGCCAGTGTGTTTTCGTCGGTACCACCAACCAGGACGAGTACCTCAAGGACGCCACCGGCAACCGCCGGTATTGGCCGGTGGCCTGTACCAAGGTCGACGTGGCGTTGCTGCGCGAGATCCGCGACCAGTTGTGGGCCGAAGCGATGTTCTGCTTTGAGGCCGGCGACCTCTGGTGGGTAACACGAGAGGAAGCGCCGATGTTCAGCGAGGAACAGGACGAACGCTTTGTGGTGGACGAATGGGAAACGCCAATCCTGACCTGGCTCGAAGAGTCGCAGATCGGCGAAACCACCACCGGCAGTGAGGTGATGAGTCAGGCGCTCAAGCTCGATCCCGGTCATTGGGGCAAACCCGAGCAGATGCGTGTGGGTGCGATTCTGCATCGACTGGGGTGGCGACGGTTTCGTTTGGGCGCCCTGAGCAAGAGCGGCCAGCGGCCGTGGGCGTACAAAAAGCCGGAGGGTTGGGGCAGGGCGCCTGCGCTGGAACAACCTGAGTTTGAGGAGCCGTGCTTCGATGATTAAAGCGATCGACATGGCCCTCAAGCAATGGGCGCAGGAACTGTACAGCGATGAGGTGGCCGCTGGTTACTCGGGCGGCAACATGGTTGCGATGATGATGGAGAGCGGTGGCCAGCTCTTGCGCGGCAGGCGGGGGAGCAGGGTGCCGCTGGAAGCCTCACTGGACATCGAGCGCATCGTCAAGAAACGCCTTGATCCCGAGTTGATGACGGTGGTCCAGGTGCATTACTTCCAGCCTGATGCGCCTCTGACTGCGCGTCTGGCTGAGAGTGGCTGCACACGCAACCTCTATTACCAGCGCCTGCATGACGCTCACATCGTGGTTGAGCACTTCCTCTTGGGGGAAGCGGCTTGATCGTGGGCATTACTCTGGCTCACGCCGTCCCACTGGCCTGCCTCCGTCCCACTGCTTTTTGCGGTGGTGGGACGGGCGCAGGCCGCGTCGTTGTTGGGCTGTCCCACCGTCCCACCTTTTTCAGGTCTCCCGCCCGTGTATGCGTAGCGGGCATCAATGCGCGTGTTCACGCGCACGCGTGCTTTTGAATATTCTCTCTATACACGAGAAAGAAGAGATAAAAGTAGGACGGTGGGGCAAAGCCCCAATCTGAGGGACTTTCAGACGTCCCGCCTTGTTTTGGAGAGGTGGGACGCATGGGACGCCACCGAAACAAAAGAAGCAAAAGCCAGCCGGGTTGAGATATTCACCGACATTCGCCAGCCGTTCACCGGACGTAAGCCACACATTCACCGGATGGCATTAAACCGGTCTTGCTGCCACCAGAATCGACCTGTAAAAAGGGGCCATCTTCGATGGGTGCGACCGCAAAGCGCGGCAGGCCACCCACCACCTGACCCGGCCATTGCGCCGGGTCTTTTTGTTTAAGGGGCAGGGCCATGACGAACGAGCAACAGGCGCTGGCAGAGATGCCGATCTGGTTGGTGATTGCCCTGTCATTGGTTGGCGGCGTGTCCGGCGAGATGTGGCGCGCTGACAAGGATGGGGCACGGGGCTGGGCCTTACTGCGCCGCCTTGCACTTCGATCCGGTGCCTGCATCGTTTGCGGCGTGTCAGCGATGATGTTGCTGTTTGGCGCGGATGTCGCCATCGGCTTGTACGAGCGCTGGGTCGCCAAGCGGCTGGACTTGAGCGAGGCCGAGCCGAAGGTATGAGCGGAGCAGGCCGGGTAGGGCGCCGAATTTCACGGGTCCTCCCCAAGGGCCGCCCCCTACACGGGTTATCGAACTCGCGGATTCTCTCTAGCTGAAACCTTCGCAGGGATGTCCGTCTTTCCAAAGGGATGGGGGCAGGGCATGGCACTCGAATGCCGAGTCGACCGACCGGACCGGGCAGAAAACCGCCGGGGACCCTGGGGACTTTCAAAGGACACGGGGTCGGAAACCCGCGGGATCTTGTTAGTGGGAGGCCCGCCAGCTTACTGAAATTTCAATCCACTGAAATCTTGAAAGGATTCATTGAAAAGCCGCTGAAAAGGAGGGCTTATGAGCACAGCTACGTACCTGTCGAAGAGTGCCTTCGCTGCGCACATCGGACGGTCGCCGAGTTATATCACCTGGCTCAAGGAAAACGGCCGGCTGGTCCTGTCTCCCAATGGCAAGCAAGTCGACGTGGAGGCCACTGAAGCGTTGATTCGTGATACCGCTGACCCGAGCAAGGCCGCCGTCGCTGCTCGCCACCAACAGGAACGGCTTCAGCGTGATGTGTACAGTCACGTCGCAGCTCAATCCGAGCCGACTAACATGGCTGCGCCGCCGCCCGCTGATCCTGCGCAAGGGCAGACCCCGGACTTTCAGAGAGCACGAGCGCATCGCGAGCACTACCTGGCGCGGATGGCGGAGATGGAGTTTCGCAAGGCGCAGGGGGAGCTAGTCGAAATCAGCTTTGTGCAGAAAGCCGCTTTTGAAACTGCACGTTCGCTCAATCATTCGCTGATGAGCCTGTCGCCGCAATTGGCGCCGCAGTTGGCTGCGCTGTCGGATCCATGGGAGGTGGAGCGCCAACTGACTGCTGCGCTGCGTCAGCGGCTTAACGAAGCGGCTCAAGTGTCTAGTGACGATTTTGGCTTCACATCGGGTGAGTGTTGAAAGCACCTGCTGGCAAGCATTACTCGGCTCGCAGCGAGAACGAGTGAGACCTTGCTCTTAATCAAGCGCGGTTACCAAAAGCTGTCGAAATCCAGGGGACTCTCAAGCATGGCTTCACCTTGCAAATTGAGAAAGTTTTGAGCTACCGTCTCTACTGCGCTGGTGCGGCGCATTAAAACCTGAGAAGGACGCACTGTTGTACTGATGGCCCTGAATGAAATTCCCATTTCTATGCGGGCCGATTTTTCTGACCGTAGGGTGCCCAAGTAGGCATCAAAGGCTAAAAAATGGCGTTTTCTCTAATTCGCAGTCTTACTGCGTCCGTTGTTCGTAACGTCTCGGCGTTGAAGCGTGATGCCAAACGTCTCCAAAAAAACTCCCAGCTTGTTTTTGGTACCGAGTATCCACTCAAGGTATGTCAGCACGCCGTGGCCGTGTCTCGCGGCTTCCGCTCTCTAGCCGATGTTGAAAATATATCTCGTCGGTTGGGACTGGATAAGAACACCCCGTTCTGGACGATTCTTGGGCGGAGCGATAACCATCAAGCAGCATTGACTGCCCTGTACCAGCTTAATCTTGAGTTCTCAGAGAACGGCCCTGTGGTGTTCACTGGCAATCAACGACACTCTATTGTCCCTGCTCTTACACTGCTGTTTGAGGAGATGAGTACAAGAAAGTTACCCGGCCTGATCCTATTAGAAACCCAGGCAGAATCAATCCAAGAAACTTTGGTTTACGACGGGATAAGGGCGCTGGGGCTTGACGAGATTTTTGAAGGTTTCCGTTCACTGGATTTGCGAGAAAAAAATCTTCCGGTATCGCTGTGCACAGGGCCCAGATGCTGGGTTTCGGCAATTCTCAATGCTTTTGACCTAGAGATTCAATCAAAGCTGCAACGAACTGACTGGGCAATATCTCTAGAAACGAGCGCCTTTGAAAATGCCAAGTCTAGAAGACAGGTATCCCAATCAAGGAACTTTGATGCCATTCCTTTCTACTCGGTAAAAGAGGCGGCATATCAAATGGTCTATGGTTACGGGTGGCCTTCATGGATCGACGACAATGCCAGAGTTGGTTCCTTCCCAGACAAGCTGGATGAGGATACAGCCAAAGCCGTACTCGATCTGATTGGCGAGCTAGCGGAGCGTAACTTCTCACTTGGTGTGTCTTGTGAGCATGAGAGCAGTTGGCGTCCGTACGTCGTCGTCTTCTCGAGAAGCGACCCAGCTAGTGAGGTACTAGCTGGCGTTGTGCACTCCTATTACTCTTGGTGCCAACCTCGCGAAAATCCAACTTCTACACTTTACGTATCAGACGGGACATCTCCGTATGCCCCCCGATTCTTGTCGTTCGGTGGCAACACGGCTGTAGTAAATGGTCTTGACGCGATTCCTGATGGAAAGCAGCCAGGCCAGTTCTATGGCTACAAAAATGCACTCAAAGTTGTTGGCTCGCCAGAAGGTCTGACGTACATGGGGAAGCGCGTTTCTTTGTAGGGTTTCTGAGAACCAAGTGGGTCCGTTTGGGGACAGTAGCGGACGCTCGTGAGCGTCCGCTACTACTCGACAGCTGCGCGTCGTCCGTTGATGCTATCGGGTAATACCAGATATCAAAAATGACGTGCAGAATGAGCTCAATGGCTTGCGTTGCTTTTTTCCGAGCGTGAACAGGCAGCAATCGAAGAAGTAGTCACTTGTAGTATTTGCTAGTGCAAATCTGCTCGCATTTACCCATAC